CATCATCGTACCAAATGGCGATGTTCGGCAACTGTCCTCCTCCTGGTCCTGAGACTCATAAGCTACGACAATCGGTGTGGGGATTCTGGCCCCGCTCACCCCGTGCGATTGAGTTGGTCGTCGCCGATAAAAAGAACTTGCTCAGCTTCAACAAACGTCCTATTTCTTCACTGTTTTTGGGTAAGATTGAAAATGGAATACAACAAGCGAATCGCACTCGCCACGATTGGAGCAAATGTGTAGAACTCTTCTCTATGCCTGTGGATAGCACCGGCGCACCATACCCTTACACGCAGACCGAATACTTGGACAAACTATGCCATGCTCGTTTCGGTCTCTGCTTGCCTGGCTTCGGTCCCAAATGTAATCGTGAGATTGAATATTTCGCCTGCGGTGTAGTACCCATCATCACCGATGGTGTAGATATGAAAGGGTATTTAGTCGCACCCAAGGAGGGCGTCCACTACTTCAAAGCATCAACACCCGCCGATGTTGCTCGTATTGTCAAAGAAACCACAGCGGAAACTTGGTCCAAGATGTCGGTCGCAGGACGTGAATGGTGGCAGTCGTATTGTTCTGCCGAGGGTCTGTTTCGTCTCACTTGGACCCGTATTGAACAGTGCCGTCCATTCTTTAATGTCGGTATTCCAAAACTGTTTCCTCTTCATTAGATTATTTAAACCTGTTTTTGTAAAGTTCATTTAATGGACTATACAAAAATCGCAAATAGTCGTTATTCTGCCGGTGTGTTTATCAATAAACCGGCCGATGGTCCTTCGGTTGAAGTAGTATTGAATAGAACCTTTTCAAATGATTTGCCTCATATATCGGTAGTAACTCCTATTTACAATCAAGAGGGGATTATTGAACGAAATTTACGGTCAATTATGGATACTATGACCGAAGTTCCGTACGAAATGATTTTAATTGTTGATTCATGTAACGATAGAACCGAAGAGATAGTCCGTGGAATGTTTAGTACTGGAGAGTTTCCTGTGCTTCTAACAAATGTGGTGGTGATGGTTTCGGCTGCGCCGCTTTTTGAGACCGCCGCCGATAATCTCGGTTTCCTTTGTAGTCGTGGAGAGTACATTTTGGAGATTCAGGCCGATATGATGATGATTGAGCGAGGATTCAACATGAGGCTTTTGCGTTCTTTTTCGGTGGTTGAGGGGCTGATTGCTGTGAGCGGTCGTTGCTGTCATGGATTGACCTATCAGGAGGGGGTCGGTAAAATGGGTGTGGCGGTAGAAGCGCCTCTAGATTCGCGATTAGACCGTGGAGTCATCTATATTGGCGAAACCTGTAATCGTGGTCCTATCATGCTTCGGCGAAGTATGGTAGCGGCACTAGAATATTTAGATGAGGTGAATTATTTCTTAGATTATAGCGAGCACGATTTATTTACCCGTGCGCGTATACAGCGCTCGTGGCTGTGCGGATACGTTCCTATGGAGTTTTTATCTCCTTGTAGCGATGGTTCCACTCGTAAGCCCCGTGATCCTGTGAACCAATCCGTTTACGAGGCGAAATCGGCGGTCTACGGACGCCGAGAGGGATTTATGTACAGATGGTTAGCAACTGGACCTGAGCCATTTCCAATCCGTGCTATTCCAATCCAATAAGTCGGCGATAGTTCGCTATCGGTTTATGTGATTTGAATTTCCTTGTAAAGTTATCAAACCACAAACGGAACGAAACACATTCAAATGCGGTTTGTGAATACCAATGAGTGTGGATGGACTGTAACGGTTTTCCGTCGTATCTTATTCCTATGCTTTGGTCTGCGCGGAAGAGGCTGAAGCGTTCCTGAATTTCTCGTTGCGGCGTGGTGGATTGTTGCATACGCCACCAGCCGAAATTCACCTGTGGTGGAAATTCATATACGGCCTCTTTTGGGAGCGAGTTGGCGAGGTCTTCTAGTGCCGCCTGTTCAAAAAAACGGCTCTTGTGTCCCAACTCTTTCCACTTTGGTAATAGGGCTGCCGATTTGAACCACATATAGCCCGCATTATATTTGCCGTATCTTGCTTCGTCTTGTGGCTTAATCATATGTTGGGAAAGGGCGAGTTCAGTGTTGGGCGGAATAGAGGGCAAGGGGGCTAAGTGCGAAATATCCGCATCTAAAAACCATGCCGGTTCGGTTGAATTTTGGCCGAACATCCATTCAAGGACTTCCGCTTTTTCGTAAGTATAATCCTTGAACAGGGAATCGTAAATGGTTCCCTTGGTGCGTTCCATTTGCGGACGCTTGAGTCCTTTGTACTTATTCATCGCCTCTTTTGTATGAATAGCGAGTTTGGATTTGATTTGATGTACCGGTGTCTCTTCATCGGTATATACGAATAATTCGGCCGTTGGATGCCATTGTTCTAGTGTTTTTACAAACAAGGTAAAGTCTTCCAACGCTTCCTTTCCGGTGACAATGAGTCCAATACGTGGTGGTGGTGGTGCTGCCATTTTATTTGGTTAATGGGGTAAGAGTTTAAATATCTAACCAAAGTAAGAATGTCTTTTAATTATCCAAAACCGCCACCAACAGTTCCCGCACCTTATTTAGGTCCGCTCGGTATCAATCACAATGAGACCGCTAATCTTATTAAATCGGTCTATTTAGCGTCAGGGGCTGAAAATGAGCCGGCAATCAATAATAATTATTCTCATTATTTCAATGCGACCCATAGTTTAATGAAGCAGTCGCCAGGAATCGGTCTAGTTGAACCTCATAGACTTCTTGAGGAGATGTTGAGAGGAGATAGAGTGTATATCAATAGATATCCTGAAGACCAGCGGGACTTTATCCGCTACTTCATGAAAATATATCGTAATCAATACAAAATTCATTATTTTTTTAAAGATAAAAGTGGAAAATTGTTGGACGACCCTTACTATTGGATTAGTCATAGAAACACTCGTAGAAGTAAAAAACAACGTCACAGAAAGACTCGTAGACATCATTAATTATTTTTAGGAGCGGAACATCATTTTAGTGCGGTCCTCGGCATTTTGAAACCATTGGTCTCGTTCATCATCGCTCATAATTACTTCTTGGGTCTGCTTTGGTTCAGCAGTTAGACGAACAAGTGGTTCATTGAGTGGAGGAAGGCGCTTAGAGAAGAAGCGGGACTTTTGTCGTGGCTCTGCGGGTGGCAAAGGTTCCTGTTGTACTGGACTTGAGCATCCATCTTTACAAGTATCACACCAGCAGATATATTCATAATCCTTGAATTCAGTGGAACATCCGCATTCTGAGCATCCCCATTCCTTTGGATTGAATGCGAGGATTTTTGCTAAAGCACGCAAAGTCTCTTCTGTACGCTGGATGTGAAAGTCTTCCATTCCTGGCTTACAAATTACGAAACTATTCGTCATTGGATTCCAGTTTACGGCGGCGAATCCTCCATCGTAATCTGGTATTTCGGCGACCGGCGCCATTCTTCTCAGGTCGGCACCACTTGTTGTATAATTGCTGGTTTCACCTTGTTCTTCATAATATTCATAATCTTTGTAAAGTTCGTGGTAATTATTCATTTTGGAAAGTAGGAAGTTAATTGCTTGTGGAGGGAGGAGGGGGTGAAATTTTGGAATGCGCCAAATATGTTATCAATTTTTTCAAGTTGCCTCGGTTTCTAAAGTAGAAACGGTTGGATCTGTAACTTCATGAGCATGTGCCTTTTGGCCATTAATTGTGCTCATGGCAGCGGCAATTGCTTGACCTATTTCATCTTGTGTAGGATTGGAATTTCCTGAACTGGTGATATGTGATATCGCTTGTGAAATCAAATCGGCGGTAGTTGATGGGGAAATTACGGGCTCAGGTGCTGATTCAGCGACCGGTTCTAGTTCAGGTGCTTTCTCCTCTGCCACTACCGCTTCTACAACGGTCTCAGCCGCCTCTGCTACTTTTACCTCTTCTTGGGCTTTCGCTTCCGCCTCTGCTGCCGCCTTCGCTTCTGCTTCAGCCTTCGCTTCCGCCTCTGCTGTCGCCTTCGCTTCTGCTTCTGCCTGTGCTGCCGCATCGGCTGTCGCCTTTGCCTCCTCCTCAGCTTTAGCGGCCGCTTGTCTAGCCAACTCCTCTTCTGCCAACGCTTTCGCCAACGCCTCAGCATCCGCTGCTGCTCTTGCTGCTGCTTCCGCTTCCTCAGCAGCTTTTAATACTGCCTGTGCCATCGCCAACGCTTCCGCTTCTGCTTTCGCTTTCGCCTCTGCCTCTGCTGCCAGTTTTGCCTCCGCTTCTGCTGCCAGTTTTGCCTCTGCCTCCTTAGCGGCCGCTAACTCCGCTTCATGTCTAGCTTTTGCTTCGTTTTCTCTCGCTAAACGTGTTTCTACCTTTATTCTTTCTTCCAAAAGGTGATTCTGGGCTGCGAATTCGTGGGGCTGAAATGGACGGGATCCGCCATAGTGGTCACGGAAATGGTACGACATGGCCGCACGTCTTTTAAAATAAGCACTTGCGTTCATTCTAGTTAATGAATATTTTTTTGTTTACGAGATTTTCTGCGTCTAGTCTGTCGTCTGCGTTTACCGCCCGTTTTAGTACATAGTTTGCTGAATCGTAAATCACCACCCAGTGATTTACCCTTATCACCGTAATTGGGTGAAAAGGAGGACGCTTTTATTTCATACATTCCACTCGGTATAATTTGGTCCACTATCTGTTTAAAAATTATATCTCTAGCGCCCCCGTTATTCGTTAAAATTATTATATGAATTCCGCTATTTACTACATCAGCCAACCAATCGGTAATCATTTTGAAGCGTTTTTCACCTCCTAAGTAAAAAACGGCAACATCTAGTGGGTTAATATAAAGTTGCTTCAAAAGATTTTCTCTTGGTGAATTTTTGTAAAATATACCGACCTCTTCATTTCTTGGCAAATCAAGACCGTCAAATTGTGTCAGGGTCTGGTCCCAATCCAACAGCAAAACCCGATTACCACTTGTACTTTTCGCCCATGAATAATAAGTATTGATATCCTCTCGTGTTATGCCCGATTCGGGATGATATTTCGGTATAATTTTGAAATGTATTAAATACGAAATGAATCCATTTTTCTTCTTTTGATTATTAGAATTATTATAGGTCGGTTCATCGTACAGAGAATCCATTAAATCTTTTAATGGTCCTGGTGTCAAGGTTCTGGACCTCATAGGTAAGTTATTTTGCGGATAATAGGTAAAAGATTTATAGGAATAATTTACCGTTGAAGGAGTGTCACTCACTTTTACCAGGGTCACTCCAGGACATTTCGCTTTGACATCGTCAAGGTATCCTTGGTCGTTGTCAAAAAAAATAGCAGCATCAAATGCCATTCCTATTCTTTAGAAAGTTTTATCGTTCACTAATCATCAAACGCTGTTTGAGTCTGGCGTGAGCGGCCGAATGGTCTACATCCCTCGCCGCCAATCGTTGCTGTCTCTGTAACTCTGCTGCTTCTCGTGCCTGCTGAAAGGCACTGACGGCACGGGATTCCTCCTCCGACATCGCAGCCGGTGCGGACTTATACGCACGCTCCGCTTCCGCCATATTTGTAGGTCGTCCATCTAGACTAACTCCTGCGATTTCTTGACTAAAGGTGGAGCCTTCACTATAGGCGTATTTTAGGTCTGTGTACGCTATTCCGCCTGAGGCACCAGAAATCGCTGTGTTTAACTTTGTGTACTGGTCGGGTCTGGCTGCTCCCAATTCGGTGCCAAATCCAGGGGCTAAAATCATCTCCGAAGGAGGTCGGTACTTTGACAATTGGTTCTGTGGTGCGGCAGCGGCGCGCTTCGCCTCCTCTTCAAATGTTCTATTGAATACATCCGCATTGTATTTACCTTTCATCGCCGCCTGCGTACCTCGTGTGTTATCCTGGCTCTTGAGCCAATCTCCGTATCCATCATCTTTATCAGGATCCGGTAGTTTGTTCTCTTCAAACAGTTTATTAAATACGTTCATATCTAACTTCTTTGGATTGAGGGCGACCGGTGGAGCATCTTCCAACTTCAAGGCATTCTTATCGGCCGCTGCCGTAGGATTTACAATACCGCGTGCTTTCATCGCCTCTTCAGGAGTGACCGAAACCGAAAAACGAACATCATTACCGTCCTTTCCCGTTTTAGGAATGAGTTTCTCCAAGATTTCTTGGATGTAAAGGAAGGCACGTGTGACCGAATCAAAAAGTTCAGGGGAACCGCCCTTATCTGGATGGGTCTTAACGGCGGCTCTCTTGTATGCCGATTTGAGCGCTTCGTGAGTCAACGGTTTACTATCATCAATTCCTAAAAGTTGATACGCTTCGTGAAGGTAGTCCATAGCCCGTCTTGGAGGTGGTGCTTTAGCTAACGTTGTAGTACTCGCTGGTGCGTCATTGATACGCATAACCGGTGTGGCCTGTTGAGGAATCATTCGCATCGGTGGCGCCGCCTGAACCTGTTGTATAGTGGGCCAAGGATAGAATTCCCCTCGTCGCTGTGCGGCGACCCAGCCGAGCAGGGATGCGTAGAGTCCTAAACGCTTTGCGCTATTGACGTATTCCTGGCCTTCAAACAATGTCTCTATCATCTGTATCCGGGCTTGGACCGAATCTAAAGAACTTAGATTCTGCCAAATACGGATATGCCTTGGATCTACGGTTGATTGAGCGTTACCCATTACTTAGGGTGCTGAAGGTTTTCTTGGAGGTTGACCGCAGAATGTTTAAAAGTCTGTATCGGTTGTGACCGGTTTGATATGTCTAGAAAGGAAATCTTCCAACTTGTCATTATGTTGGGTAATGAATTCGGCGACTATATTGCCATCTTGTAGTACCCGAAGTGTTGGTAGTTTCTTTACGGCATCTACATCAATCTTCTCCGCATCGTCATCAATATCGTATGTTTGGATGGGAATGGCGTACTTTGCCGCTTGCTCTAAGACTTTTGGCTTTACAACTTTACAGGGGGTACACCATGATGCGCCAATGTATTCTAGTTCGTAGGCGGGCATTTTGACGGATTGTTTTGGATGTTATGGGTGTTCATTTTTTTCGTTGGATTTGGTAGGGTATGTCTTCAGCGGGGGACATGTATAATTTTATGAAAGATGACGAATTAATGGATGAATTAACCAATCGTGGTTTGGCCTTGGGTGGAGCCGGCGTTTTTAATAGAGAAGTTGTTATTGAACTTTTGAGGGAAAACGACGCCATGAGACCTGAACGCCCTGAGGTTCCACACGGTTATTTAACTCCTATACAGCCAATCAAAAAAGAATTTACTAAACGACGACTAAGAAATAGTTATCAAAATGAAAATTCAGCACAAGAAAATACTGGTATACTTAAAAATTTATCAAATATCTCTTCAGGAACAGAGCCTGGTAGTGAAAAACGTCGTGAAGCGACAGAACTTGAAGAAAGGAAAAGAACCGCCATGGCAATAGCACTTAGAAATGCTAGAAATAGAGGTGAGACCATTGGCGAAATCGGTGAATTGTTTGGTGTTAGTTTTAAAAATAATGATGATCATGACGAGGATGAAGACGAACTAACTTTTTTAGCGGACGAACTTGATCCTTATACCAAAGATGATTACAACATTTGTACAGAAGCACAATTAATAGGATTAGAAGATGAAGACCGAGTTTTAGGTTATTTATACGATATTAGTGAAGGAGATGAATCATCTAGTAACGGAAAAAGTGTAGTTCAACAATTAATTGACCGTTTCACTGAAGAAATTACTGAAGATGTAAGTGTAACATCGCAATTATCTCAATACGGTTCAACTAATGAATCTACCGGTTCTCAACTAACTGATTCTAGTGATATTCTATCACGTTTTAGTGCTACAGGAGTGCTTAATTTGCTAAGAGAAGCGACACAACTAATAGCACAACAGGAAGAATTAGAGGGACAAAATGAATCGTCGTTTGACGAGAATAAGGTAATAGTACCTATTAGACCAGTAAGAGAACTTAGACAACCCAAGAGATATGCCGAGGAAGTGTTTAATAAAATTGTTAAAGTTTTGAGTACTCCTCGTAGAGGAAGATTATCTCAACCGATAGAATCTCAAAATACTAATTCAGGTTCTGCCGGACTTGCTGTTTCACAAGATACTTTAGCGACTTGCGCACGAGCCGCTTTAAGAGATACAACCAAAGTACGCATTGAACATAATCCTGCGCCATCGCAAGCGAAAAAAATACATGGAATAAATGC